GATAGTTGTTCCAACGACATCTCTGGTAGAGCAGATGTATAAGGACTTTTCGGAGTATGGATGGGATGTTGGTTCATATTGTCATAAAATATATGCTGGTAAGGAAAGAGAAACAGAGGCACAAGTTATCATAACTACTTGGCAATCCATTTACAAACTTCCTCGTAAATATTTTGACAGATTTAATGTTGTTGTCGGTGATGAAGCTCATCAATTTAAATCTAAATCTTTAATATCTATAATGACTAAACTCAATGATGCAAAATATCGTTATGGATTTACAGGAACTCTTGATGGAACCCAGACACATAAATGGGTTCTTGAGGGATTGTTTGGACCTTCCTATAAGATCATAAAAACTGATGAGTTAATGAAGAAAGGTCATTTGGCTACATTAGATATCAATGTACTTTTATTGAAACACCCACCGAATAAATTTCAAAACTTTGAAGAAGAAGTTCAATATATTATTACTCATGATCGTAGAAACAACTTTATTAAAAATCTTGCTTTAGATTTGAAAGGTAATACATTAATACTATTTGCTAGAGTAGAAAAACATGGTTTGCCTCTATATGAATTAATAAATAATAATAACACTATTGAAAATCGTAATGTCTTTTTTATTCATGGTGGAGTGGACACCCAAAACAGAGAGAAGGTTCGAGAAATCACTGAGCAAGAGAATAATGCGATTATCGTTGCCTCTTACGGAACCTTTTCTACCGGCATTAATATCAAAAATCTACACAATGTAATTTTTGCCTCACCATCTAAATCAAGAATAAGAAATCTTCAATCAATCGGGAGGGTACTTAGAAAAGGAAACCAAAAAACTAAAGCAACCTTATATGACATTGCTGATGATATCAGTTATAAGTCTAGAAAAAATTATACTTTAAATCATTTAATCGAAAGAATTAAAATTTATAATGAAGAAAATTTCAATTATGATATAGTAAACATACCACTTAAGAACTAATGGGAGAAGAATTTCACGCAATAATTAAATTAGTATCTGGAGAAGAGATTTTTGCTCTAGTATCAGTAGATGGGTATGATGATGATCCAATTATTATATTACAAAATCCAGTTTCCATTAAAATGATGCATATGCCCAATGGTCATTTTATTAAAGTTAAACCATGGATAGAATTAACTGAAGAAGATCTTTATATGATTAAACTTGATAAAATTATTACAATGACAGAATCTAAAGATGAAAAGTTGATTGCAATTTATAATAATTATATTGAAGATGAAAAAAATGATAAATTAAATGATGGACTATTAGTAAAAATTTCTGATAAAATGGGATATATATCAACTGTTGAAGATGCTCGTAAAAATTTAGAAGATCTCTTTAAGTTAAAATCTAAAGAAAGCTAGTTATTACCCATCAACCCTTACAAAGGTATTCTACTTATATTTCCTAAACTTGTCAAGTTGTAAAAGTGTGTTATAATATATTATATTAAAGATCGTCTAATACCATGGCAAGAAAAAAGACGGAACACTATGTAAACAATAAAGAGTTATTAGAGGCTTTAATTGTATATCGGGCAAAGGTTTCCGTAGCAAAAGAAAAGTTTATTAAAAAATATCCTGATAAAGAACCTCCTTGGATTAAAAAAAAGTCTGATCCATGGGAAGGTAAACCACCCATATCCAATTATCTTGGTTCTTGTTTTTTAAAAATTGCTAATCATCTTTCGTATAAACCAAACTTTGTCAATTACATGTTTCGTGAGGACATGATATCAGATGGAATCGAAAATTGCGTTCAATATATACATAATTTTGATCCTGAGAAATCCCGTAATCCTTTTGCTTATTTTACGCAAGTTATACATTATGCATTTCTCCGTAGAATACAAAAAGAGAAAAAACAATTAGATATTAAAACAAAGATTATTGAGAAGAGTGGTTATGATGAAGTTATGATGGTAGATGATACCGCTTTATCTGGTAGTAATTCGGATTATAATACAATTAAAGATAATATTCAGTATCGTAATAATAATCGATGAAAGTTGTAATTATAACAGATACTCATTTTGGTGCCAGAAAGGGTTCTAAACATCTTCATGATTACTTTGAGATGTTTTATCGTGATGTTTTCTTTCCATACTTGGAGGAGCATAAGATAGACACTGTGATTCATATGGGAGATATATTTGATAGTCGTAAATCAATCGACTTACAAACTCTCGAATGGTCAAAGAGAGTTGTATTAGATCCTCTTAGTAAGTATAAAGTTTATCTTACAATTGGTAATCATGATTGTTATTATAAAAATACTAATCATGTAAACTCACCAGAACTATTATTGCGTAATTATCCAAATATAAAATTATATACTAAGGCAACTGAAATTGAGATTGATAAATTAAAGATATTATTTTTACCATGGATTAATTCTGAAAATTTTGAAGAGACGGAAAAATTAATTAAAAAGACTAAGGCAAAGGTTGCTATGGGTCATCTTGAAGTCAATGGTTTTAAGGCAACTCGTGGTCATATGATGGAAAATGGAATGGATGTAAAGACTTTCAATAAATTTGAGAAAGTTTATTCAGGACATTTTCATACTCGTTCTGATGATGGTAAAATATATTATTTGGGTAATCCATATGAGATGTTCTGGAATGATGTAAATGATCCTAGAGGATTTCATCTATTTGATACCGAAACATTAGAACATACTCCAATTAACAATCCATATAAATTATTTTATAACGTTTATTATGATGATACTAATCATAAGTTGTTTAATGCAACAGAATACCAGAGTAAAATTGTAAAGGTTATTGTTCGTAAAAAATCTGACCCTAAAAAGTTTGAAAAGTTTCTTGATAAACTTTATACTGCAGGGGTACAAGAACTGAAGATAATTGAAAATTTTAATATTCAAGAAAATGTAGATTTTGAAATTGATGAGGAAGAAAGTACAATTTCTATTTTAAATCGATATATTGATGAATCTGAATTTGATTTTGATAAAAGTATTATTAAAAATATATTTCAAAATTTGTATAAGGAAGCTTGTGAGGTAGAATAATGTATATGCTTACACTTAAAAATAAAAAAGATGACGGTGCTTATGCTGTTGACGATAAATTTGGACAGAAAGTGTTATTTTTGTTTAAAGAGGAGGATGATGCTGAAAGATATGCTATGATGTTAGAAGATCAAGAAGATAATGAGATGGACGTGATAGAGGTTGATGATGAACTTGCTATAAAAACTTGTAGAGCACATAATTACAAATACACAGTAATTACTTCAAATGATATTGTGATACCCCCCTATATCTAAAGTATGATTATATTTAAAAAAATTAAGTGGAAAAATTTCCTTTCCACTGGTAATCAATTTACAGAAATTGATTTTCAACAATACAGTACCAATTTAATTATTGGAACAAATGGTGCTGGTAAGTCTACTATGTTGGATGCACTTACCTTTGTGTTATTTAATAAACCATTTCGTAAGATTAATAAACCTCAATTAATTAATACAACTAATGAAAAAGATTCTGTTGTAGAAATTGAGTTTTCAATTAATAGTAGAGAGTATTTAGTTAGAAGAGGTATAAAACCTAACATATTTGATATTGAGGTAAATGGTAATCCATTACATAGACAGGCAGATGATAGAAATAATCAGAAAATATTAGAAGAAAATATATTAAAAGTAAACTATAAATCTTTTACCCAACTTGTAATTTTGGGTAGTAGTAGTTTTGTGCCTTTTATGCAATTATCTGGTAATAATCGTAGAGAAGTTATTGAAGACCTTTTGGATATTCGTATTTTTTCAGCTATGAATAATATCATTAGAGAGAATATGAGAATTAGACGAGAACAAATAAAGTCACTTGATCTAAAAAAGTATAATCTTAAAGATAAGATGTCTATGCAAAAGAATTTTATCAAAGAATTGGAAGAGCAGGGTAAAAATAGTATTCAAATTAACAATGATAAGATTGATTTATTGATGAATGAGTCTGATAGATATGTATTGGTAAATGCAAAATTGGAACATGATATTTCAGACCTTATAAAGGAACAGGAAGATGTTACTGGTGCTTCTGAAAAGTTAAAGAAACTAAACAATCTTAAAGGTAAAATCACTCAGAAAGTATCTACCATTACCAAAGAGCATAAGTTTTTCACAGATAATACGGTATGTCCTACTTGTACTCAGGATATAGAAGAAGAGTTTCGTGTAAATAGAATTGCTGATGCTAAATCTAAAGCAAAAGATCTTAAAAAAGGTTTTAAGGAACTTGAAGATACTATTAAATTGGAATCTAAAAGAGAGCAACAGTTTATTCAATTATCAAAGGAGATTACTAAACTCAATAATGACGTTTCTCAAAACAATACTAGGGTTAGCCTCAACCAACGACAAATCCGAGATTTGGAAAATGAAGTTCAAACTATTACCAAACGACTTAAAAACAGAAATACTGAACATGAGAAGTTAGCAGAGTTTAAAGAAAATCTCCAAGAAACAGTAGAAGATTTAGCATCTAAAAGAAAAGAGAATACTTATTATGATTTTGCATATTCTCTTTTGAAGGATGATGGAGTAAAGACAAAAATAATTAAGAAGTATCTACCATTCATTAATCAACAGGTAAATCGTTACCTTCAGTTGATGGATTTCTATATCAATTTCACATTGGATGAAGAGTTTAATGA